CCTGTTGCTATCACTCGCTTAGCAGGCACCTTTAAAAAGGGTGGCAAGGTTAAGCATTTTGATGAAGGCGGTCCAATGTACGCTCCAGGGCAAAATCCTCGTGATATTTCCCCTGAAGAGTACAGAGATGCAGTGCAAAGGAGAGCACAAACCGATGCGTTCAATGATTATTCTGCCAGGGGTAGGGGTGCAATGTCTGATGCTGAGCAGTTGAAGATGTTGGAAAACTACACACCAATGAAGCATCCAAGTGCGGGAGCGGGTAGAGGTTTTGTAAACCCAACGCTTAGAAAGCACGGCGGTAGAGCCAAGAAGTGAAAATCGGTGGGGGCTTAGGCTCCCACCACTTTAATAGGTGAAATATGTCTGAAATCTCAGTCTATACAGGTCCGTCATCCAATTCCGATAATCAATTAAGAATTCAGCAGGCACAGCGTTCTACTGCGTATGATCCAGTAGATAAAATGCGTGTTTCCACACCTCAATCTTTGATTGATACTGACTTTGAATATGGTCAGCAAGGTACGAAGTGGGAACAAACTTCGATGCAGAACAATCGTGCATCTTTGTATTATTTAGTTAATGCTCCATTGCCAGTATCAGCAATTACAGGTAATCAGTCCACAACAAATCAGTTGGTCATCACAATGACCTCCTCAAACGTGCCAAACGGCTCTCCAATCTTCATTGAAGATGCAATTGACCCTAACGCTAATGGTTGGGGTTGGGTGGCTTCTGGAGGCGGTTCTACAGCCACTTCTATTACTGTAAACATGGCTCAGCCAATCACAACAGCTACTTGTTGGTCGGCTACTTCTACTTATGTTTACCTAGGTTATACGTACAGCAACTATGCTTACAACTTAACTGGTACAACAGCATTTACTTTTAGTGGTTCAACAATTAGTTGTACAACTACTTATCCACATGGTTTATCAGCAGGTTCTTTGATTTATATCACTGGAACGACTGGACCAAGCACAGCGACAACGATAAATGGCCCTCAGATTGTGGCTACAACGCCCACAGCAACGACATTTACGTTCACCAATATCAACGGTACACCTTCGACCACAATCGCTAATACAGCGGGTCAGAGCAATTTGTACGCTCGTCCTGCGGGATATGTTGATACACACGCTTATGATGGATCTGTAAACTTTACGGTTGGCGCTTCAATACCAAATCAGTTGTTGCAACGTCAAACTCGTAGATATTTCCGTTACCAATCAGGTAAAGGTATTCAATTCTCTACTGGAACAATTCTTAAGCCACAGCTTCAGCAACCAGTACTGACATCTTCTAGTGCAACAGTTACTGTTACAACCAAGTTCCCGCACAATTTGACTGTTAACACAGTTATTGTTGTTACTGGCGCTGATCAAAGTGCTTATAACGGTACTTTTGTTGTCAAAACAGTACCTACTGCATTAACTTTTACTTATACAACGCTGAATAACATTGTTCCCTCAGCAACGCCTGCAACTTCCACGGGTGGATTTATTCACGTAAGTCCATATTCTTGGTACGGCGCAAGCAATAAGATTGGATTTTTTGATCAACAAAACGGTCTTTTCTTCCAGTATGATGGACAAACACTGTATGCGGTTTATCGCAACTCAATCAATCAAATAGTTGGAACAGTTTCTGTTACCAATGGAAGTGGTGCAGTTACTGGGTCAAGCACTCAATTTACTACACAATTGGTTGTGGGTGACTATATTGTTATTCGTGGTCAATCTTATCGTGTTTTAAGTATTGCAAGTGATACAAGTATGTACATTAGTCCTGAGTATCGTGGAACTACGATTGCAAATGCAATTGTGTCCCGTACTATTGACCAAAAAGTACCTCAATCATCTTGGTATGACGTATTAGATGGATCTTCATCAGCATCTAACCCATCTGGATACAACCTTGACCTCACCAAAGTACAAATGTTCTACATTGACTACTCTTGGTATGGTGCAGGTGTAGCTAGATTTGGCATTAGAACCACTGGTGGCTCGATTACTTACATCTACAACTTCCAAAACAATAACGTAAACTACACTGCTTACATGAGATCTGGTAATTTACCATCTCATTATGAGCAAAATGGTGTATTACCAATTACATCAATTACATCTAGTGTTGCATCTACAGATACAACAATCAATGTATTGAGTACAGCAGGATTTAACCCCGCAGGTGGTACTGCTAGATTTATTGGTAGCGGTACATCTGGTGTTATTGAGTATTTCACATACACTGGAATAACAAGTGCGGCTAATTCATCAACAGGTTATCCACAGTTGACTGGTTTGACTCGTGGTACAACTGGTGGATCTGCGGCTACGGCATTCACATATTCTGCAACTGCTCCTGTGGCTGTTGAATATGCGACTCCTGATTCTGCGGCGATGTTGTCTCACTGGGGTTCTTCAGTGGTGATGGATGGTGGATTTAATCAAGACGTATCTGCTATTTACAATTACGGTATGTTGACCGCTTTGACTAGCCCTAACAGCACAGCTAACGTGCCAATTATGGCTATTCGTTTGGCTCCATCTGTTGACAATGGTACTGTTGGATTGCTTGGTATTAAAGAAGTTATTAACCGTTTACAGTTACAACTGAACGAGATTGCTGTTGTTACCAATACAACATATCTTATTCAATTGGTTCTTAACGGTATACCTTCTGGAGCATTCTCTGGTTCTTTTGTATCTCCTGTTCAGGGCGGTACCAATACCAGTTCTTTGGTTCAGATTGCGGTTAATACAACCAACACATTGACTATTTCAGGTGGTGAGTCAATTGCGGCTTTCTATACAAATAGTTCTGGTCAAACCAGTTATCCTTTAGCATCTATCTCTGCAATTGGTAATTCTGCCAACGGTGGTGGCACATCTAACAGTGTTCCAACATCTCAATCAGGTCAATATCCAGATGGACCAGACATTCTGTACATTGTTGCCACTACGCTATCAGCAGGTGCTTCAAACACTGTTGTGGCTCGTCTCAACTGGCAAGAGTCACAAGCATAATGCCTAGCAAGTCTAAAGCTCAACACAACTTGATGGAGGCGGTGGCTCACAGCCCCGCTTTCGCCAAGAAGGTTGGAATTTCCCAAAAGGTCGGCAAAGATTTTGCCAGTGCTGATAAAGGTAAAAAATTCAAAGAAGGTGGACTATATGCCAATATTCACGCTAAACAAGAGCGTATTGCTCACGGCTCTAAAGAACATATGCGTAAGCCTGGTAGCAAAGGTGCGCCAACTGCTGAAGCGTTCAGAGAGTCAGCCAAAACAGTAAAGAAAAAGGAAGGCGGTCCAAGTCTTGCGGTAGGTAGGGGCGAGAAGTTGCCAGTATCTAAGGGCGCAGGATTAACCGCCAAAGGTAGGGAAAAGTACAACAGAGAGACGGGTTCCCATCTAAAGGCTCCACAGCCCCAAGGTGGAAGCAGAAAAGATTCATTCTGTGCCCGTATGTCTGGTGTAGTAAGTCATTCAAAAGGTGATGCAGAACGGGCAAAAGCATCTCTTAAGCGTTGGAAATGCCCAGGGTGGTAATCAATGTCATATTCAGGAACCGTTGGCAATACAGTCATCAATGTCCAAACATTGATAGATCACGGTGCTCGGCGTGCGGGTAAGCTTGCTGAAGAGTTAACGGATGAGCAGGTACAGTCTGCTAAAGAGTCCCTGTTTTACATTCTGTCTAACCTAATCAACCAAGGTATTCAATATTGGGCGGTAGATAAGCTAGTTTTAGGGCTTAACGCTGATCAATACATTTATTCCTTGCCCAATGGTGCCAATGACATCTTAAATGCGCTGTATCGCACCATGAATCAGCCTTCTGGTAGCTATACAACAAGCGCAGGGGGCACGGTTGCTAATGTTTACGACAATAATATCAACACTTATTGCCAACAGACCTCAGCAAACGGCAATATTTCAGTGTTTTACGGCACTGGCAACCCAAATTACATCGGTTCTATAGGCTTTATGCCTTATATCTCTGGTGGGGGTAGCCAATCTTGGAATTACACTTTCCAAGGCTCTGCTGATGGCACTAATTGGACTACTCTTTACACTGGCACAAGCGTTGCAGTGACAGATTCTCAGTGGGTTTGGCAAGATATTGACCCAGGACTTAATGTTCCGTACTACAGAATGGTTGCCACTGGTGGCACAACCCTATCTTTACGTGAACTTTACTTTGGTAACAATGCCAGACTGCTTCAAATGTCACGTTTGAACAGAGATGACTACACAAACCTACCTAATCAGAACTTTACAGCCAATCAGCCTTATCAGTACTGGTTTGATCGAACAATTCCACAGCCTACATTTTAT